TAGTGGAAATATCCAATCTCTTTTATATATTGGACAGCCTATTAGTACTTTCATTTTATTCCGAAACTGTTGTCGTTTCTTCTTTTGAAACAGGTTTTTTAGCTACAGGCTTTTTAGCTTCTTCAACTTCTATTGGCTTAATCTCTTCTACTTTTTCTTGGACTTCTACAACAGTAGGTGCGACAATGACAATTTCCTCATCTTCATTATCTTGCATCATTAAGCTAAGAATCTCTGCAAAGGCATCCACAATCGTCACTAACACTTCAAGAGCAAGACGTGTTTGCCCATTGTTAACTGCAATTCTAAATCCGTCAATTGCATTTTCTTCTTGAAGATATCTTTTTGATTCTTCGGATTCAATTATTAAAGTCATTGTTTATCCTCATTGATTGTGGGTTCTTGTTTTTCGACTTTAGTTTGTTCAACTAATTCATCTACTACAACTATATTATACTGTTCTTCCAACAAATTTTCAACTAATCCTAGCCAAGCATTATCTGATCTCTTAATGTTTGGAGAAGTTCTTCTTCCTGACTGGTTCTGAGGCCTTATTGTATTTCCAGCCCCTCTTCTTCCTGAAGTAAGATTCGACTGACCTTTTGGAGCAGACTTTTGTTTATCGCCATCTTTAGCTAAGTCAACTGGCTGTTGACCTTGAGTAGCTTTTGTTAGTTTTGCTTGAGCTTTAGATTGAATTTCTGATTGAGCTTTTGCAATTTCGATCTGTACATTGCCTTGAATTGAATTATACAACTCATCCAATTCAACTTCTGGATCAATACTTAATTGAGTTCTAGCTTCACTTAGCGTGATTAGAGAGTTAACATATTTTTGTATTATATGTGTTTCTTTTTTAACTTGTGTATCAACGTCTATCTCATTGAACTTGAAATAACATCTATCAGAAACACTAGACTCATATGGGTTGACTAATGGATCAAAACCACCTTCAAATAAAAGCTCATTAAATATATGAACTCTTACCATCTCTGCGAATTGTTTTTGGAACTGCTTAATCTTGTCGTACAGGGCTGTGTCCAGTCTTTCTGACATAGACCTATTTCCGCCACCCATACTCATTCCAAGGTGGTGAGGGGCAACACCAAGACCTATAGCAACTCTCTCCTTAAAGTGATCTATATAAGCTGACGCATCTAGCGATGATCCATTTGCACCTATGACATCAACGTTATGCCTAAATGGAAGAATCAATCCACCTTCTGCTCTAAGATTTTCAATCTCAAAAGCAGCTTGATCAATTTCTTCTGGCTCTGCTGGTTGATCTGCCGTACCAATAGTATATTTATATAAAGGAAATAGTTCTCTATGTACCAAGTTTTGAATATCTTCTTCTATCTGACGAAGAGCAACAACGTCATCTAGAACATTAGAAAGGAAAGGTGTACCAAAAGCTCTTCCTGGTTTTCTCTCAAAAAATAAATGTATTACTCTATCTGCATTCCAGACTGGATCTCTGTTTGTTGGAGCATAAGTCAAAGGATTTGTTCTTTGCATATACTGCTTAGGCTTATTGAATTTATCTCTTAGTATTCTTGTCTGCTCAGTTGGTATAAGGTAATATCCAACTACTGGTTGAGCTCCGCTAATTGCCTCAATCTTTGTAGGAAAGTACTCAGAAAGATCTGCTCTAGCCTTAACGATAAATACGTTAGCAAACTTAAAGAGCTGATCTGACAAATCGACAAGGAAATCTAAAAATGGACGCTTCATAGCCATTTCCATATAATCTATTCTCTGATACAGGTATGCAACAGCTTCTGGATTTTCTCCAACTATTTGCCAACCTTCTTTCCAGAATAGATCCTTATACTTTGCCATTGCCTGCTTGACATAAGAGTCAGTGTCTATAGCCTGTATAATTCTGTCAAAGTTGTATGGTGCAGGCTCAAAGTTACTTCTACCAGTGTAGTAATAATTTGTACCTCTATAACCCAAAGCAAGAGCAGCTACTCGCATGCTCTTGGATAGGCCATTCATTTCATCTGGGCTTAGCTGTGCTGCAGCAAAGTCTAGTTCTTGGACTTGGTTATTTGAAAAAGGTAAATACTTACTTAGGGCCATAGCGGTTTTGTACTCCAGGAATAGGTTTTATCACTGTATAGTACAGTTTATGTTGATTTATTTTCAGCTTTGAATGCCGGCGTCTTCAAAGGTCTTCTTAAGGATGATCTGCTTTACGGCTTCAATCCAAAAAATTGTCTCTGGTTCTGAGAAATCGCTCTTGTACGCAAGGTTTTGATTGCTGATTTCAATAACGATCTGAAACTTCTTTTCTTCTGTTTCTGGACTTACTGCTTCTGCATTTGCTTCTTGTTTTAATGGAATTACTTTTTCTTTTGACATTATTTTACTTTCTTTGCTGTTTCTGCTGGAACCTCAAAATCATCTTTTGAAGATGGAGCTTGAAGCTGTTGAATTTGTAGTGACATTTGTTTAATTGTGGCTTCTTTTACCACTAGCTCAGTTATTAGCTGAGAAACTTTTTCTTGAAATGTTTGAATAATTAGATTTACATCTAAGTTAGACTCTTGCATTACTTCTCCTAATATAGAAATTACTTGTAGAGTATATCACTTGTTTTATTTTGGTGCAAGTTCTGCTTCTAAATATTCAATTCTTTCAATTAGATTTTTTACTGCTGATAAAGTTATTGAAGGTAGAGCTGTTTCTTTGTAAAATCTAAGAGGAAAATCATTAAACATTTCTTCAGTTACATTTGGCCAAGCTTTTTGAAATTCTGGAGTCATCTTGTATGTTGCTAAGTGCGGTTGAGATTCTTCAATTTCTTCTGCAATAAATCCATATCTAATATCTAATGCTCTTAAAGCTGCGCCTAAAGGTGAATCTTCTTCTGTAGGTTTCCAAGTGTATTTTCTAGGTCTTAAGCTTTTAATAATACTTATTGCCTCTTGTGGTGTTACGTCTTCAATGTTTTCTTTTGATTCTCTGAGAGACTGTGGGTCTGCAAAATATTGAAGTCCATTAATAACATCAATTCTTGCAGTTGGTCCATCGCCTGTTCCAAAGTTTTTACTAAAAAGAGTCCTAGAACCACCAGTATTTCCTCCACCTGCAGTTGGCGCATTTGGGCCATAGTTCTCCATAATTATATCTCCAGCTACGGTTACCGCATCCTGAGTTCTGTTTGTCTGAGTATTTCCTAGAAGTCCTAACTGTCCAGTAGCGGAACTAAGTCTTAGGTGCTGACCTGCTTGTGTGGTCTCAACGTTGACGTGTTGTCTTGCTGAGGGCCCAGTTAGTGGATTTATTGGATAACTTATTTCTAAGTACCTGCTAGCACTACCTAATCTTAACTTATATTGAGAACTTTCTGTTGTAGGAGTTCCTACTGCAGAGAAAACGCTCATTGACCCACTGCTTGCTGGTGCTCCGGCATTACCATCAGAACGGATAATTAAACCTCCGGTCGCCTGCTCCCGAACCTGTTGCATGTATATTATTTGCAAAAAGATTACCTGAAGTGTCAACCTTAAATGTTGGACTTGATGTTGCATTCTGTATTGTTGTACCAGTAATCGTTGTGCCAGAAATTGTTCCACCACTAATTGTGGCTCCAGTTACTGCTCCACCAAAGGTTGCATTTCCTGAAGAGTCAATTCTAAAACTTTTAGAGGCTATATCTCCATTATCAAGATTTATTCTTGTGCCAGCGACTGTATATGTAGTAGTGCCATCCCAGCTAAGATTAGTAGAATCTATTAAGCCAGTTCTTACTTTACCGCCAGTAATTGTGGTTACGCCAGTTCCGCCAATATTGTTTTGCACATTTGCTGGTTGAACAGCTGTTGCTCCAGTTGCTGCATTATTAACGACTGTTGAAGCTGATGTTGAACCTATAGATACAGTGCCATCAATTGTTAGCGTAGTTCCGTCATAATATAGCTTACTTCCTATGGAAAATTTATTTGCGGATACACCGTCAGCTGTATTATAGCCAACAAAAAATGGAGAATTTTTATAACCAGTTCCACCAAACTGTAGAGTATTTGTTCCTATCGTCAATCCACCAGCAGTTGATTCAGTAATGTTTGCACCTGTAGCAATAGCTCCAGTAACTGTAAGGGTATTGTTGTCCCACTGCATATAATTTGTAGAGTTTCCAACTTTTAGCAAAGATCCAGATGCAGTTCCACCAGTTGGATTCCAATAAAGTTGATTAGTTGCATTTCCTACAAGTAAAACGCTTGACTCATCTGCAGTATTTGCAGCGTTGCGTCCCCAACGATTGTACTGATTTAGCCAAAGGCTTCTTGCGGCAAGTGAGCCTCTGATTGAGGCTGACCCAAATTCTGCAGTGCCGTCTCCTCTAATAATCCAACCAGATGTTCCGCTTGTCCATACTCCTGTAGTTGGGTTGTAGCTTCCATTGTAATCAGAAGATCTTATAATGGCCGTTGTTGCTGGTGGAGTTATTGTGGTCTGTGCACCTGATTGAGTCAAGACTATTTCGTGTGCACCGATTGTTCCAGCTGTTATCTTTGCAGCAGTTAAATCTTGAATAAATTGACTTTCAATTAATTGCGTAGTTGCAGAAGCGGATGCAGAAGAAAAAGCTCCTGCATTTCCTGCGGTATTTACAGCTCTTACCTTAGCCTTGTATGAGACAAGTGTTGGCGAAGCTCCTGTCAAAGTTGTGTTGTCAAGGTCAGAAATAACAACAAGATTAGACTTTGTTATTCCAGAAACCATAGCTCCATCTGTTGTTGTGGATGCTCTTGCCTTTAGGGCTGTTTCAGTAACATCATTTGCTAAATATATTTTATATTCATAATAATCAAGGTCAACCATTGATGCATGATTAAACCTGAGCATTGCAGACTTAAAGTTCGCTGCCAACAAAACACCAGTAATACTAGATGGACTCGATACAACGCCTGGAGTCTGAACCCTGATTGTGTCTGGAATAGCATCGATAGCAGATATCTCTGTATTCTTTGGCTTTAAACTAAATAGATAATTAGTTGCTGGTTTTAATCCAGTTATAGTTTTTTTAATTGTTGCCATTTAAGTTATTGTCCCTGTTGTGCTAAAAATTATTCCTTCGTATATTTCTTCATCTTCTAGTTCTAAATTATAGTTTTTATTAAAAGAATATTGATTAATCTTAAAATCTTTATCAGAAGAGTTTATATTTTTTTTGTCTAATATTTCTATTTCAAAAGAAAATGATCCATATAAATCTTCGTAAGAAGTTAATATATCTAAAGTTCTAATATCAATAGAGAATATTACTTCATCTTCAAGAAGTGTAGAGTTATATAAATCAACCTCTTGTGATTTAACTTCCATTTGACCAGTAGTAGTCAAAGATGTTTTGTTAATCTTTATAGATATTATTCCAGAGCTAGGAGTTTTTTGTCCATTAATTTTTAAGAGTGGACCACTAAAAGATCCAAGAACTTTATTTCCAGGAGTGTTACTTTTTTGATTTTGCCAAGAACCATCTCCAGGAATAAATGAAACTGCAGAAATTCTAGAGTTAGTACTATCTGCTTTCACTACGTTTGAATAGTAGTTAACAGCGTTCGTTGATTGTGCTATAAAGTTTGCGCCATTAGGATTGGCGGTTTGATAATAAGATCCATCTGTCAACTGCATATATTGCACGTTGTCGTTATGATAATAAACATAATAATTGCCGGCAGGAACTGCTCCTGAATTAACTTCTGTGAGAGACTTAAAGCATAGGTTTGCGTCAGAATCTATAATACTATAGCTTAGCCTATTGGTTGTATCAGTTTCGTAGACAACTGCATAAGAATCGTCATCAAATCCAACGTCTATTGATCCGTCTTGTTTCTTCGAATAAACTCTACCTATATTGACGTCTTCCATTGAGACATAAATCCAGTCTCCAACTTTTAGATTTTCTGATGCAGCATCAAAAGCAATTTTCCTTCTTACTGCGGGGTAAGCAACAGCTGGAGGTGTTCCGTTTGAAGTATAGTTAAACCATGCCATTATTAAATCTCTTTATAAAGTATCTCAAACTCATAAGAGTTTGCACTGTCGTCATTAATTTCAATCTCAAAAGAAGCCTCATACTGGACGTTGCCACCTATTAATAATACCTCATTAAGGCCTGTTAAAACTAGATTCTGATAAGGTTTAGTAAGGACTGAATCATAGTATGCATTTCTTGCAGATTCGTAGTCAATTGCGTCAGCAGGAATTGCAAGACTTCCATCGGTACCATCGTGTTTGTGAACAGCAAGATCTATACCTCCTATTGTTACTCCAGACACTATGTCTATATTGCCTTCTATGGTTCCACCGTCTGACCTAAGATACTGGGAATGAGGATTGCCGTCTAAATCATCTAGGTCATTATGAGAAGACCTAAGGCTTGCTCTACTACTCTCATCGGGCTCTATCGCCATAAAAGTTTCTTTGTATGAATCTATATTTTGTATGGCATCTGTTATTAGTATCTTATTTCTTTTTGTTCCTTTTACTTCAAGCTGCATAAGATAGTTAATGTATCTTCTTTTCAACCTTATTGCTTGTAGCAGTGCATCGAACTTATTGTAGAACTGATTATTTCTTTCAATAACGTCAGCAGTTATTGCGCCTAGGTTTCCTGTTATTGCACTCTCTGCAGTAAACATCTCTTTAAGGAGTGTTGGAATTTCTCTTCCAATCTCAGTTGTTTTGAGATCATACATCATTGGCTCAATGACTTTAGACATAACGCTTAACGCCGGCATTAAGTAATTATTATAAAAAGTTCTTGATGTATCTTGACTGTCTCTTTTTATTAGACTTAGTAAGGTTTGAATTTCAGTTGTTAGCGAATTTATTTTGATAGAAAAAAACGCTTGGAATTGCGCGGCTTGTCTTTGAGATATTTGATCCACTTCGGCAGTGGGGATAGATACTGGTCCTGATGTGATTTCAGCTGCAATTTGTTTCGTGTAGTGTGTTGTTGTCTTCGCCCAGTCTGCGAAGTACTTTGAGATTTGTGCTTCGGTATCATTTCTATACTCTTCCCCCAAATAGTGTATGGCAATGTTTTTTAATATAGTTAATTCACTTAAAGTATACTTTAGTGCTTTTCTTGCTTCTACTAAGTGCCCAAAAGTTGAATGACTGATTATCAAGTCATACTCTTTAATGAACGCCCTACATGATCTACATAAGTGTTTCTCTGCAAATAGATATTGAGGGTAACAAATAAAGCCTGGTTCTTGCATCGCTGATGCTGTTGGATCTGACTTTAATATATCTTTCCAAACAGCAGAATGAGCGACCTCAAGCTCTATGCTTGCATATGGGTCTATGTTGACCTGATCAAGATTTTCTTCTATTTCATTTATCATTCCACCTATGTGGAATTCAGCTTGAATAATATAATTTCTTAGCTCTTCTATTGATATCTGTGACTTTTCAGTGCTTAAGTTATTTCTTCTTGAACCTTTGTTAATGTTTTCAAATGAATTCAATCTTTCTTCAGAAGAGTTAAATGAACTAACTGATTCTGGAGAATCAGAAAAAACGTCTTCAATTGGTGAGCTTTTACCTAAGCCATATGTAGCCATAATATTTTTTTCCTAAAATGTCGATCTTTTAATTCTAGAAGAAGGTTTTCTTCCACTTCTTTTTTTGAATCCAAGTACGTTTTCCGAAACTGCTTCTGCTCTTCCGCTAACAAACCCAGAGCCCTTTTCTTTTTCAGCACCTTCTTCGCCTGATTGTTTTGGCATAAAGAAAGTGTTAGAAAAAGATTCTGTATTTGTAGCAAATCTTGCTTTGTGCAACTCGCTGTAGTTCTGAGTAATAGATAATAAAGCTAACATGAGTGCATCGTGTGCGTGATCCACTGCTGAACCGCCAGCTTCAAATACTGGTCTTCCTGTTTGAGTAGTTCTAACAACGACATAAGAAATCAGCTGCATAAACATTTCATCATCTTTTGCTGGAAAAACAATTGATTCTTTTTCTAGGTACTGACGAAGGTTATCTACCATGTAGGGTTTAATTTCTTTTTTAACAACCTGTTTAGTATAAGGATCTCTAACGTCTATTGTTTCGCTAAAGCTAACTCCTTTTACTCTTGTCTTTAATCCTGATATTGGATTTTCTACGCCATACTTATGAAGCAGTTCTACTTGCACTTCTCCGTATCCACGGTCAACATAAATGTGTTTAGGCATGTAGATGTCGTTTAGTTCTACGATTCTGGTTACAGCTTTAGTTAGCGTGTATTCTGATCTTTCGATTTCTTCTCTGTACGCAAGTTTTACTTTGTTTCTAAATCTAGGATCTTCATATGCGTCAGAACAAACCTCAAGAACAACTATATTTGTTCCTGCTCCGTATTTGTCCCAGTCAACGCCAATGGTGTGAAAGCTTCTTGCAGAAGTCATCTCTGGATTATAATTCCAACTTGGTTCAATAAAGGCTTTATCTACGTACTTGCGCGGGTACACGCCTTCAGCGTCTTCTCCCCAGTCTGCTTCAATTTCGTGTCTGTATCCAATTTCAGAATACTGTTCTCTGAATTCATCTTCTTGCTCTTTAGCAAAATATGGGTTGCAATATGAAGGAAACCAGAATTCTTTAAATCTTTCTGACCTACACCATTCCCAAAATCTTTCTCGTCTACCTGTTGGAGTAGATGCACCAATCAAAACTTTGTCTGGTTGATCTTCTGCGGTTTTCTGCAACATTGCATACAGTGCATCTAGGTCATCTGCATGCATATAGTCCATTTCGTCAAGAACAATAACATGGGCTTCTTGACCACGAGCTACGTCTGACTTTCCACCAGAACGCATTCCTGATGTAAAAAATCTAATTGTTGATCCATTACTGAACTGAATCATAAACTGAGGGCTTGTTACTTTTCTTGTGATTGAATTTAAAACAATCTCATTGTTAGCTGCTAGCCTTAAAATCTCTTGATAGATTAATTCTACGTGAGACTTCATTGGAGCGATGACCAAACATCTTCCGTCCTTATGGGTATAACTATAGTGAAGCAAGTAAACTGCCATACTAAAAGTTTTACCTAAACGACGACCAGCTCTTAATACTTTTCTTGAAGCTGGATCTCTTAGAATGAGGGTTTGATAGACTCTTGTTTCTACATTTAAAAACTGTCTTGCCCATACGCATGGGTCTTTGGCTATATGTATTTGCCTTTGTTGCTCAGCAGAAATGCCGGCATCCAACAACTCTTCATCTATTTCAAAAGGCTCATCTATCAATAGAGCAAGTTCTCTATTAGTTAATTCTCTGCCTGATATTGGGGAACCATCTGCCCAGTTTAAGTGAGTAAGTTTATTTTCAAAAACCCATTCAATTCTATTGATTTGTTTATACGTTTCAACATCTTGAGCTTTTATTACTTCTAAAAGATCTTCTCTAGACAGCTTTTCTAAGTCTTGTCTAAACTTTTTAGTTTTATTTGAAATTGATAAACTCATATTTTACCCAAAGTGAGCAGCCATCATTCCAGCTTCAGAACCTAACATGCTTCTTGCGTTAAGTCTTGAATTTTGAATTGCAGCTACGCCTCTTGCTCGTGAAGTTGCAGCAACTTCGTTATCTCTATAGCCCATGCCAAACAATGGTTTGTTCATAGAGCCCTGCATTGATTTTACAGCATCCTTGGCAAAGTTTCCAGCTGCCATCACACCTTTACCAGCTAATTTGCCTAAATCGTAAACTAAAGCTGCGTTTCCAACAATACTTAAACTTCGGAGTGCAAAAGCTCCACCCCTTTTCATTAATTCGCCTCTTAAGATTCTTGCTGCTGCTTTTTCTCCAGCTTCATCTGCCATGTTAGCCATTACTCTAATATTGCTTTGCTTAGGAAGAAATTTACCAAGTGCGCCTGGTCTTGCTACCCTATCTCCAAACCTACCTAGATTATTAAAACTAGTACCTGCTCCAGAAAGCATTTCTGAGACAGCAGTTGTGTTTCCAGAGAATGCTTTGCCAAGAGCTCCTTCTAGTCTTGCATACGATTTAGTTCCCACAAATTGCGATGGGTTCATTGCAGTTCCAAGACTTTCGGTCATAGATCTAGTGAATATACCGCCTTGACTATTAGATAACGCTCTAAGCCTTCCTACTTTAGCTGCTCCTGTTGGAGTTGCTCCAGGAATTAGACTAGTCGATGCACCAGGCGTTACATTTTGCAGTCTTGCTATATTTTTGTCTAAGCCTGTTAATTTTTTTTCTACTCTTGCAAGTTTGCGACCAGCTCGACCTGCTGATTTTCCATCAAGTGATCTGGTCAATATTCTATCATTTAGTTTTGTGGCCTTACTTTCCAAGGAGAAGGTCTTATGCATTGTAGACATCCTGCCTAAAACGCCTCCAGCCATCAGATCTTCTGTAGACCCAGCATCTATAATCCCTTTAGATTCTAATACTCCTCTTAGCCCTACTTTTTCTAGACCCTTTCCAATCATCTTTGCGCCTTGGAATGGTGTATATAGGCCTGTTGCGTCTGCATTTCCATTTAATGCAGATACCGATGGCATTCTTCGGAATGATCTTACAGAGCCAACATTTGCCTTAAATGATTGTTTAAGAAATGGTGTCTTACCTGCTGCTGCTGCTGAAGCTCCTCTGAATTTAGAAAACATAAATGCGTTTGGACTTGCTGGCATAGTGGTATTGCCAATGAATGAACCGTATTTAGCAGCTCTTCTTGTCTTTCTTGCACTATTTATTGCACTAGCCGGCTTATCTAAAAAGCCACCCTTGAACATTGTATTTTCAAATCTTCTAACATTCCAAGCCATAGTATGGCTGATGGCTGGCATATTTTCTGCCATCCTCATAAAGAGAGGCGCCTGTGGACCAGCTAGGTCACTGCCCATTTCTGGCTCAATGGTATTGCCTTGCCCATAATCCATTAGCCTCTCCTCGAGTTGTGCATTCCTAGAACTATATTTCCATTAGCATTAAGAGCCTGTGCTGTCATTAAGGATGAGTTGCCAGATCTTCCATACTTTTGTGCATTTCCTGCAGCTTCTCTCATTCCAATCATGCCAACAGATCCTGCGCCAATTGATGCTCCACCAATTCCACCAGCAATAGCCCCACCTATTGCACCTTTTATTCCATACTTTTTTCCACCTAATATTCCGCCACCTAATGCTCCACCTAACCCTCCAAGCCCTCCAGCAACAACTCCACCTTTAGCCATAGTCCCAAGAGAGTTGGCTCCATACATACTTAGTGCACCTGCATTAGCAAACCTGAATGGGAGTCCTGCTGCTCCAGATACTCCTCCAGCTAATGCTAAGCTTGGTGTCAAGTCAGTTCCAAGAACTGCTTGATCTGCTTGCGGATTATCAAAGGCAATATCCATAGCATTGTCTATTGTGCCGTTAGCGACCTTTTTAAACATACCAGCACCAAAGGCTCCAGCTAAGGCTGTTCCCATTAAAACTTTTCTACCTATAGCCATTTGTTATCTCCCGTAGAGGTGGTCATATTTATCTGGCCCCATTCTTGTGTGACCAATTTTGCTTCTATCTAAATTTCCAACAACTCCAGCTGTTGTTAATGGATCTCTTCTTGAAGAAGTCATTCCGGCGGTTGTTTGAAAACTGCTATTAGCTCTTCTTACTTGTCCGTTTGCTTCTATTGGTTGAGCTTCCATTGTCTCGTCGTACATATTGTTTTCTTGAGACTTGTTATACATATAGTAACCAGCTGCAGCCACGCCAACACCAAGAGCTGCTAAACCTATTTTAGGTTTTAATCTTTGAAATGCTTCTCTTATATTGTCATCTCTTAGTCCTCTTCCGAGCCCCTTAGAGGAAAGGCTTTCTTTTAATCCCCTTAAGAATCCAGAGTCTTCTGCTATTCTTCCAGATGTAGCTTTATATGCATCCATTACCTCTGTGGCAGCTTCTCCACTTCTTACTTTAGCTGCAGCGGCAACATCTTCTGGAGTGCCCATGTCTAGTATTCTCGTTGTTGTGTCATCTATTCTTCCTTGGAAAGATGCATATCCTTCTCCAGCTTCTGACATAGAAAAATTAATACCCCTTTGTGCAGGTAAGGCGTCGTTGAGCCCCATCTCCTCCAGAAGTGCAGCTGCACCCTCTGCTGTGTCCCCTGTTATATTGTAAGCTGCTAATCCTCTTCTTCTTAACGAGTAATACATTTCTTGTTTAACATTATCAATATTGTCCATAAGTTTTGCGGTTACCGTTCTTGCTTGATCTGCATCAGAAAAATGACCCATATCTACAAGTTCTTGTGCAGTCTTTCCATCGACTAAATCCCTTAACTTTTCGGCTCCTTGAATTGCAATCTCTTGAGCCCTTTTATGTCCCATCACCATTCCGCGTTCTTCTGATGCTAAATCACCAAGTACTACGTTAACCATTTTGCCTTCATGGGTATCAACAACAGATAGTCCAAACTTATTGGTTTGATAGTCAGCCATAAACTCATCACTAAAAAGATTATATTTTGCTCCGCCAGTTCCTGTAACTTCTATTTCTTTCAATATAGAAGTAGGGAGCATTACTCTTGAGATTTCATCTGCTGATTGACCATAAAGTCTTGCAAACTTTTGTTCTTTAAAGTGTGATACGCCAAATTCGCTTAAAAGCTTTGCGTCTGTTCTTCCAACTTTATTAAATTCTTTTACTCTGGCAAGTAGTTCTGCTTCTGTCAAATCAGGAAGCACTGACCCTGCTGCAGATGCTTTAAGCTGTTTTGCTGCGTGACGCTGCTTTATTATAGAAGCTGCATATCCTTCTGCTGTTTCTGCAGAAGCTACGTTATAAGGAACAGCGGAAGTCATTGTTGCTAATTCAACAAAGTTTCTTCTAAGATAAGGATCATCAATAACTCCACCTATTCCAGATTTAGATAAAGTCTCAAGATAACTTCCCTTTTGTGCTTCGCTGATTACTCCGGCTGTCTTAGATATATTGTCTAAGATTCCTGTTTTTTTAAGCACTTCGGGTCTTGTGTGGAAATCTGTAAACTTAATATGCTCTCTTGTAGCAGCAAGGCCTTCTATTAACCTTTTATCTATTTCAGCGTCTCCGCCATTCATCATAGCTTCTATTAAGTCTAATGGCGATGTTTTAAGAGTTGGAGATATTGCTGAAGCTTTACCTATTCCGCTCATTATGTTAAGGGCTCTAGATTGCTGCCCATAACTTACTCCAGAATCTATTACTTGACTACTACCTCTTACTGCTTCGTCTAGATCTCCAAGTTTTAGCATTTCGTTTTGAATGTGTGCTTTAGTTATATCGTAGTCTAAAACTCTCTTTGACACTTTTGCTGTTGTAGGGTCAACTGAAGTTTCTACAAAAGCCCCTTTTCTTCCAGAATAACTAATAATAGAACCAGTGTCTGTACTTAACTTAACTCCTCTTATTCCTTGGTCTGTTTGCGTAGCATAATTAAAAACTGCATCAGACATGTGCTGTGCGTGTGCAATATTGGTTGTTGGAGTTGGGGCTGCTGCTTTAGCTATACTTCTTCTTATATTCTTTATATGATCAGGAAGATGTGCTGTTCCTTGTGCTAAATCTAATCTTCCATCTAATATAAATTGAGTCATATAATTAGTTAGGATTGTATCTGTTTGAGCCATGTGGTTTCCCTTAGCTAAGTTATCTAAGAAACTTGCTCCTTCAGATCCACCATGATTTTCTATTAACTCTAAAAGATTAGTGTTTAATGCTATGTTTTCTATACCAAATGGAGTAGCTTTTCCGCCAATTGAAGCTTTAGCTAAAGTTTCTGGAGCAAATAGTGCAGACCTAAATTTACTAGCTGCAATAACGTCGTCTGTTTCTCCAGCTATTGATGCAAATGCTTTATCGCTCAAATACTCTCTAGCTAAATCTAAGCTGTTAATTACTTTTCCGTTCTTCTACCATGTTTTGAAAACCTTTAAAAAGATTAGCTGCTTCTGCATCTTTAAAAAAATCTTCACCTAAACTAAAAACAGAAGTTTGTATTTTTTCAACGTCAAATTTTGCGTTATGAAAAAGAACAAAGTCATTTTCAGCTACTCTTCTAAAAATATTTTTATAATCTTCAACTGCCCCAAGTCTTCCTTCTGGG